GATTTCATTACTTTAGATTTAATTCATTCCTTGACCACCTAGGTAGTGGATGGAAGATTCCAGAAGAAAAAATTGCACAAAAATTAAAAGATAAATGCCGTGTCGAATTTAATTATTCATTCAACGTGGATGGTAAAACCCTTAAAGTATGTAGAGTTAAACAATTACATATGGATAAAATAGAATATAAACCAGACGAAAGAAAGGGATCTAACTATTAATGGCTAGATATAAAGTAGTGGGTCCTCCAGGTACCGGAAAAACACGAAGACTTTTAAATGAAGTACATAAATATGTTCAAAAAGACATACCCCTAGATAAAATTGGCTACTTCGCCTTTACTCGTAAAGCAGCAGGAGAAGCCCGAGATAGATTTCTAGCCCGTAATGAAGATTTAACTAAAAAAGATATAAAGTATTTTCAAACTCTTCACTCTTTAGCTTTTAATAATCTTGGATTAAAAGAAGAAAATGTAATGCAGGAGGGTAACTATAAAGCCATTGGAGAAACTTGTGGTATTCAAATTAAATATGCAGCCCATGAAACAAATAATTTTAACGGAATTTTTTCTTCAGACAGTGAATATCTAAGTCTAATTAATTTAGCTAGAGTAAAACAAATCCCTGTGGAAGATCAGTTTGATCTAAATGAACACCTAACCTGGATAACCAGAGAAAAGATTACGGCAATTGAAAAGGAAATAAATTATTATAAAAAAACATATGGTCTGATTGATTTTACCGATATGATTGCTAAGTTTTTAAAACAAGACAAACTAAAACTACCACAATTTAAAGTTATATTTGTAGATGAAGCTCAGGATCTTTCTTTAATTCAATGGGCTATGATTAATAAAATAGAAAAAGACACTAAATGTGATGTATGGATCGCAGGTGATGATGATCAAGCCATCTTTGGTTGGGCAGGCGCAGATGTAGATTCTTTTATTAAATGGGAAGGCCGAGAACTTTTATTAGATCAATCGCAAAGGGTTCCAAGTTTAATACAACAAAAAGCTTTAGGAGTTATTAATCGTATTTATTATAATAGAATACAAAAAAATTATTTACCAAAAGATATTCCAGGGAATATTTATCAACGATACAAATTAAATGATATTGATATGACAAAGGGGGACTGGTTAGTATTAACCAGAACTAAATCTATAATGAAGCCTATCCCTCCATTTCTAAAAAGAAAAGGGCTATATTTTAATACCGCACAAGGCAATAGTATGGGTAAATCTTTACATGAAGATATTCAAACCTGGAATGAATTCAAACAAGGACTAGCACCACCAGATATAAAAAGACAGAGACTGGAAGAAATAACAGGAGAAAAAAACTTTGACATTAATCTAAGTTGGGATGCAGCATTTAAAAATATTGCTCTCCCTAAGAAAGAATACATGAGGGCTATGTTGGATAATGGAGAAGACTTATCTAAACCTGCGCGAATAAAAGTTTCTACTATTCATGGTGCTAAAGGAGGTGAGGCAACCAATGTCGTTTTATTTTTAAATCAAACGACGAATACTATTAAAGGAGCCAAAAAATCTCAAGCAAAAGAAGAAGAAGAATTTAGAGTTTGGTATGTGGGAATTACACGAACAATGGAAAATTTATTTTTAATAAAATGTAAAAACAAAATGAAAGAATTTAAAATATGAAAAATCCATACGATAAACAAATTGGTGGATCACACTATCAGAAATTTAAAATTCAGCCAAGTAAATTTGTAATTGAAAACGAGTTGCTTTATCCAGAAGGATGCGTTATAAAATATATCTTGAGACACAGATTGAAAGGAAAAAGAGAGGATTTAAAAAAAGCAATTCACTTTATTGAAATGATTATTGAAAGAGATTATCCTAATGTATAAACCATTACCTAATAATTTAACAATTCATGCTTCAGCAATTCATGACATCGGTATATTTGCTAAAGAAGATATTGCTGAACAAACTGATTTAGGTATGACTCATGTAGAATTAGGGAAACTTATTTTACGAACCCCTTTAGGAGGATTTCTTAATCATTCTGATACACCTAATTGTGTTAAAGCATCTTTTTTATTAACGCGTCAACAATGGAATCATCGGAATGATCTTCCTGATGAAAAATATGATCATAATTTTAAACAATGGAATTTAATTACAATAAAAAATATTAAAAAAGGAGAAGAGCTCACATTAAAATATACATTCTACACTATCAAAAAAGATATATGAGTAAAGAAACAGAAGAATTAATAAAAGAAATGAAAGAATACCGCGACGGTATGGTGGTACGGAACCTTCCGTTTCAATGGATTAGCGACATCATTACTAAATGGGAGATGAGAAAATTTGAAAAAGATACGTGTACCTGCGGTCGATCTCCAACTGGAAACTGTATTGGGTGGCATAAACTAACAGAAGAAAACTATAGAAAGTCATTAGCCCATTATAATAAACACACACCGGCAATTGATGGAGTGGGAGAATGAACAAAAAAAGTAAAACAATATCAGAAAAACTACAAGACGAATTAGAACCTATTAAAGATTTTTTAGATGAAGCGGAAAAGGAGAAAAAAGAATACGATAAAGAATGGTACCAGAAAAATAAAGAACGCTCAATAAAGCAAACATTAGATTGGAGAAAAAATAATAAAGAAAAATATGATGAAACTACTAAAAAACGTCTTAACAGTGAAAAGGGTTTTATGAGAGTATTATGGCAGTCTGTCAAGGATAGTGGCAAGCATAATTCTTTTAAAGACTTTGATGATTTTTATAACCACTGGTTAGAACAAAAAAAGATTTATGGGATGAAATGTCCTGCAACAGGTGTTAAACTGACTACGAAAGCATTGTCTAATGAAAAAGGAAAATTTAAAAGATGTGAAACCAATATTTCCAAAGATCGAATACTTTCTTCGATGGGATACAGTCATCAAAATTTAATTTTTACTTCCTGGAATTATAATAAGGCTAAGGGTAGTTTTACACCTAAAATGGCTAAAGCTTATTTAAAAATGGTTAAAGAGCGATATGGCACTGATGGAGTGGGAGAATGAACAAAAAAAGTAAAACAATATCAGAAAAACTACAAGACGAATTAGAACCTATTAAAGATTTTTTAGATGAAGCGGAAAAGGAGAAAAAAGAATTAGAAGAATCTTATCAAGAGTCACGTAGACAAACTAAAGAACGAAGGGAAAAGGAACGACAGACAAGCCCTCTTGATTCTTTTAGTGAGGACTTACAAAATAGTATTAAAAAATCAAGAAGACAAACAGAAGAACGTAAACCAAAAGATAAACCAAACTCATGAGGAGTAATTAAAAATGATTGAAGCACAAACAGAATGGGTCAAGCCGGAAGAATTGCCTGACCTAAGACAAGCAAATACAATTGCTATAGATCTAGAAACACATGATCCTGATTTAAAAAAATTAGGTTCAGGTTCAATAGTAGGAAGAGGAAAAGTTGTAGGGATCGCTGTCGCCGTTGATGGCTACTCAGGATACTTTCCGTTCGATCATGAAGGAGGAGGCAACCTCGAAAAAAGTAAGGTAATTCAATGGTTTACAGACGTTTGTGAATGTCCTGCCGATAAAGTTTTTCACAATGCAATGTATGATGTGTGCTGGATTAAAGCCATGGGAATAAAAATAAATGGAAATATTTATGACACGATGATTGCGGCATCTTTAGTTAATGAAAATAGATTTAGATTTGATCTTGGCTCATTAGGTTGGGACTATGTTGGTAGAGGTAAAAATGAAACAGAATTAAAACAAATTGCAAAAGAATGGGACATGGATCCTAAAGCAGATATGTGGAGGCTTCCTGCAATGTATGTGGGTAAGTATGCAGAACGAGATGCCGAACTAACTTTAGATTTATGGAAAGTCATGCAGAAAGAATTAAGCGACCAGGATCTAGGATCTATTTTTGAATTAGAGACGGATCTTTTTCCTTGTCTGGTTGACATGAGATTTCTTGGAGTGAAAGTGGACGTGAGCAAAGCTCATGAACTGAAGCAACAGCTAGTATTACAAGAAGAAATGTTACTCCACAAAATAAAAAAAGAAACAGGACAAGACATTCAAATATGGGCAGCAAGATCCATTGCCACAGTTTTTGAAAAATTAGATTTACCGTTCGACCGAACTGAAAAAACCAAAGCGCCTTCATTTACAAAAAATTTCCTTTCCTCTCATGCACATCCTTTGGTTAAGATAATAGCAGAAGCAAGAGAAGTAAACAAGGCTCATACAACCTTTATAGATACAATTATTAGGTATGAACATTTAGGAAGAATCCACGCTGATATAAATCAAATTAGATCGGATAGTGGGGGAACAGTAACCGGAAGATTTTCATATTCTAATCCAAATTTACAACAAATTCCTGCTCGTAATAAGGACTTAGGTCCTATGATTCGATCCCTTTTCGTTCCAGAATCAGGTTGCGAGTGGGGATGCTTTGACTACAATCAACAAGAACCAAGACTTGTAGTTCACTATGCATCCCTGGATCAAGACGCAAGTGTCTTTAATGTTAGAGATGCCTATAATGCAGACAACGCTGACTTCCATACGATTGTTGCTAAGATGGCGGACATTCCAAGAACCCAAGCGAAAGTAATTAATCTAGGTTTATTTTATGGAATGGGTAAAGCAAAACTTCAAGCTGAACTTGGAGTATCAAAAGAAAAAGCAGAAGAACTTTTTTCTCTTTACCAC